AGGCTCATGTGGTAGCCTCTAAGCCTGTTGTGATTGACGAGGTTCACCTCAAAAAGCTCAAGAAGGACTTCCTCACCTTCACCCGACAGATTAAGAAACCGAAGGACTACGACCAAGCCCGGTATATGGCTGACGCCTATACTCGTTGGCGGGTGCAGTTCGAGGATTTCATCAAGCGTCTCTGGAAGTACATGGATGGCCTTCACTGGAGGCATCCGAATTTGTTCTCTGAAAACGACAGAGACTACTGGCGTCGAGTCGTTGGGGAGGATACCTGGGTCCTTCAAACTGAGAACTTCCCGCTACAGCATCCTGATGACTACTGGACAGAGGAACAGTGTGTTGCTGAGTTTGAGCAGCGACGTGGGCCATGGGTCCGAAAAGTTCAGAGAGGGGCTCGGGAGGCTTGGTCCCGTCTTGATGACTTCGTCTCGTGGATGGAGACCAACCGTCTCCAAGCGCTACAGACAGAGGGGGACAAGGTCACACTTGAGTACCCCGAGGTTTACAAGGAGAACATCGACGGTTTCCAGTTGACGTTCAAGGGAATCGAACCGGATGACCGGGCGGAGGTTAAGGGGTTCTTGGCAGGGCTGAAGAGGTATAAGGCACTGGCTGCGAAGCGTATGCCCCTTCTTCTTCGGAGGAAACTCCCCATCGTCGTGAACAGTATGGGTGAGGTGGGGCTTGAGTGGGGTGGTCAGTACCACACCCGTTACATTGATTTCAACCTTGCCTCGTCCAGTAGCTCAGGGATACAGAATCGCACTGTTCATGTCTTGGCTCATGAGATGGGGCATCATATCTTCAAGTCTCTTGGCAGTAAGTCCCGGAAGTTCTGGGACACCCTCATCCGGGGGGACATGGAGCCGTTGGATCTGAAAAAGATTTACCCCCTGATGAAGGCGGGGGAGGATCTTCAGTGGCTTGCTTTCGACATCGAGGAGAAAGATCCAATCCTTGCCCTCCAGTTAACAGGGGTGAGCGAGGACTGGCGATGGAAGCACAATGTCCCGACTAAAGAGAAGGTCAAGGAGTTCATTGACGGCGGTGAGGTGCAGATCCATGTTCCCAAGCGCCCCATCACCTACTACGCCTCAAAGAACCCAGAGGAAGCCTTCTGTGAGGTGGTCGGGCTTCTGGTTGCCAATGGCCCTGGGTCGGTGGACAACGAGATCCTCCACTGGCTTCGGGTGATCGTACCGTCAGCCAAGATCGCCAACCTCCAGGGTGTGGTGGAAGTCCCGAAAAACACCCACCCAGTCAAGGTGGAGCCGCCCAAGGCCAAGAGGAAGCAGTTTCCCTTCGTAGGGTACATCGACTTCCAGGGCATCAAGATTGACGTTGAGAATAAGCAGGGGGACGTGCGGAAGGGTGTCAGCCCTGATGGTGAAGAGTGGGAAACCCACATGTTCCACCATTATGGCGAAATTCGGAATACTGAGGGTACAGATGGCGATAAATTAGATGTTTATGTGGGGGACAATCACGACTCTTCCCTGGCGGTCGTTGTCCACCAGCAGGATCCTGACTCAGGCAAGTTCGATGAGGACAAGGTCATGCTCGGCTTTGATTCGGTCGAGGAGGCCATCGGAGCCTACAAGAAGCAGTACGACCAGCCTGGGTTCTACGTTGAGGGCGAGCACCTGGAGATGCCCATAGGGCAGTTCTGGCGCTGGGTCAATGAGGACCGGAACAAGGGTAAGAAGGTCAAGGATGCTGTTGTGCATACAGCGGCCCAGCACGCCCCCTCTACGGCCCCGACGTGGTTTCCCGAGGTAGAGGGGCGGGTCACAGACATAGCGGCGTCAGGGGACAACGACGAGGGTTGGAAGGCAGCGTCCCAGCGGAGGACTGCCGAGCATAATGACGATTACCAGAGACGGGAGAAGGTGCTGCCGGAGGACCTAGACTTTGCCCGGAAGCACCATCTGCCCTTAGAAGAGGATCAGTATTGGGGCACTGTGGTGCCCCTTAAAGCGCTTTATACAAAGCGTCCCCAATACCACATTTTTGGCATGAACTTAGGTGATCAGAAGCGGTTTGTTTTCGCATCCATTCCTTTGTCCTTGTTAGTCCCGGCTCAAGAAACTGTCTCGTTGATAGGGCTGCATCGCTACACCGAAGGAAATGTGCGGAGTGACAAGGGTGTACCAGAAGTAGTGCTCTGTGAGTCAGCTTTTTTTGTCATGGAGGGGCACACCCGGTTGGCCGCAGAGAGGCTCAGAGGGCACTCACGGGCCGAGGTGAAGCTGTTCCTTTATGACGGTAAGAAGTTTCGGAAGCCTACAGATGAGGATCTGCCCTCATCTGTGCGGCTCCTTAAAAGGAGGCGGAGAGCAACCGCCGCCCAGCGGATAGCAGATCGTTACGTTGAGGGCCTGCAGATCAACCTGAACGTGGGTGACCCCGTTTTCTACGGGAAATGGAAGTCTTCGCCAGGTACCATCAAGGACTTCAAAACGGATCCCAAGAGCGGTGACCCTGTTGTGACGGTCGAACCTTATCCGAAGGGACGCAAGAAGCCGAAGGATCTCAAGCTCCTCAAGATCAGGGAGCGGCAGCCCAAGCCAGAAGAGAAGAAGGCTGGGATGCTGGAGCCGCCTCCGGCGATGGTGAAGTCTGTCCTTGAGTGGGTCATGGCCGTGACACAGAGCACTAAGGCGTTCCGGGCCAAGGAGGATTTGGCAAAGGCTCAGGATGTCCTTCAGGCGTTGACAGCACTCAAGCGGGACATGACGAAGCAGCGGGGTGTTCTTGAGGACGCCGTTGCGGATCCGAAGGTCGGTGTCCGGGCCGAGTACGCAGCCCTTAAGCAGTACGTGGAGACCCTCTTTGAGGACAACCGGAGGACGGCGGTCTTTGTGCAGCGTCTCGTGTGGGGGCCTCCCAAGTTCAAGAAGTTCACTGAGGCCCACAACAAGGGTGACCTGCCAAGGTATGTGAGGTCAGTCGGTGACGAGGTAGACGAGGCCCTTGCGGACAGGATGAAGGCCGTTAAGGGACAGGTCCAGAAGCTCCGGGCCGGGGCCGGTGGTCCCTCAAAGGTGCAGCCAATAATGCCCGGAAAGGAACTGGTAACCCGGATCCCCGTAGATCTGCGTGGGTGGAAGTACGAGGGGCAGGTTACCGTAGAGAAGGGGGTCAAGGGACTTGTAGATGTCATCACCAAGGCCATGGCCCGTAAGACGGACATCGATGAGGAGTCCCGGAAGTTCTTTGACGAGTTGATGGAGGGCAACAAGAAGCAGTGGCAGTCTATCGCTGTAAAGTTGGACCCGAACCAGACCCCTCACGGGAGATGGCAGTCCGCAACCAAGATGCTGACCCTGAAGTTCGGTGGTCCCGAGAAGGACGCCGCATGGTACCGCCCCCTCATCGAACATGAGTTGCGGCACGTTGCACAGGATCTGATCAATTTCTCCGAGGGTCTGTATGACAGAGGGGGCCGACCTTCTCGTAAGATGCTTACTCCAGACTACACCCAGCAGGACGAGGATGCGGCGAGGCAGAAGCTGAGGGCCGTGGGCATCGATCCACGTCAGGTAGCGATTCATCATCTGGACGATGTGGAGTTCTACACGGACCTGGCAGACGCTGTCGGAGAGTACAAGAGGCAGCAGCCAAAGTTCGACCATCTCCCTCGTAATGAGACCATCAGGTTCTTTGTGGGTGGGAAGGCCAATCCTGAGGTGGCACAGGAACTTCGCAGTTTGCGGATGCACCCCCTCCCCTTCTTCACGACGTTGAAGAGGGTTCCTTCCGCAAGGGGTAAGTACCAGAAGGCTGTGAATGAACTGCTTAAGGCCACGGGCGGGTCCGCTACCAGGGTGGCTCTCCGTTACCTCCAGGGGAAGCAGGCTGGCGTGTTCCAGGGGCCACCGGCGCTGTTGAAGACCATCCAGGAGTGGGCGCTGGCCACCTACGCCGGACACATCCTCGCTGGGGTTGAGACAGACCTAGAAACGATCCTTGACGCCAAGGGGCCGATCAAGAGGGCCATCCAGGACATGGGCAAGGGATACGATGAGGTCACTAAGGCGGGCAGTCTTTCCGTTGGCGGATCCTTCAAGTTCCCGATGACGGACACCTTCGGCGGTTCCAGTAGTCTCTCCAAGAGTGTCTGGGGGGTCAAAAGGACGGGGGAAGACGTCTACCTGATCGGGAAGGGTGACCGTTCCGTTTCCTGGAAGCCCCAACAGTTGCCCTGGCAGTGGGGTCGTGGACCGTGGACCCTTGAGGAAGTCAAAAAGCATCTGATGCCCTACATCAGCAGGGCGACGCAGAGGATGCGGTCGAAGCTGGATCAACCTGTTGTTGACCCCAACATGCCCAAGGCCGTGGAGTTAACCCTCCTGAAGCGAAAGTGCCTCCAGTACACGACTAAGGCCAAGCATTACTCCGGGAAGGCCACCACTAAATTCAAGCTGGATCTGTCCGGTTGGAAGTACCTACCCAATCCCCGAGAGGCCGAAAAGCACATCAAGGATGAAGAAGGTTGGGATGTGGTGAAGGTGGTGCTGGACTTCAAGGGGAGCCAGACAAAGGGCGGCTACTGGTCCCTCAAGGAGAGGACCCTGGACGTAGAGATCGGGGCCGGGGCCACCAGCCACTATATCCGAACACCAGAGCAGGCCCGGACGGTGTCTCTGTTCGAGACAGGTATAACGCAGATCACAGGGACTTGTCGTCATGAGGTCCAGCATATTGGACAGGATGCCCTGAGGCTCGCTAAGGGATTATCGGAGGACGCAGGTCTCCCTGGCCGCACTCTACGGAACCCGGACTTCACCCCCGAGGGGCGGAAGCTGCACGTCCCTGAGGGGGATGCTCCTTCTGGGAAGGTACACCCGCTTCGGGATGTGGAGTTCCATACCCGGATCCAGGACGAGATAGAGAAGTTCTCTCGCTTTGTGCGGAAGGGTGTTGTCGCCAAGGCTAAGATCAAGGAGGCCCTCCATATCTGGGTGGGGGCGTCCCCCGAGAATGAGATGAAGGATCCAGACGGCAAGGTCATCATGACCACGCAGCAGTTCTTCTACTCCCTGCGGAAGTACGAGAAGGGGAAGTGGCAGAAGGCCGTCGATGAGTTCAGGAAGGGTCTTATGCGGAAGGGTCTCCGGATCAGTTCTGAGGACATCCAGTCGGCCATGACGCAGAGGGTCAGGCAGGACCAGGAGTACTTTGCCTCGCTCTTGGGCACTGTCGCTCAGATCCAGTCCGAGATCGATGCTCATCCCGATTATTACTCTACATCGGACAAGAACAGGAAGCTCTGGTTGGCGTGGAAAGATCTGGCTTTGCTAGGGGATCGGCTGGCCAGGGCCGTGTTGGATCAGAAGAGCATCCCGCCGGGCAAGAATAAAGCCTTCGAGTTGGCTGCTCGTGCCTTCATCTCTATACGGGGGACTCCCCGTGACATTGAGAAGTGGATGGTGAAGAACAAGCGGCACATCAACCTTCTCAACGACACCGTAGACTGGCCAGACAAGTCAGAGGACGAGAAGCTCAAGGTGGGGGCCTTTACGGTACACAACACCCTTGGGTTGGAAGGGGCGGACCTTGACCGAAGTAAGAAGAACGTTCAGAAGGCTGAGTCGCTGATTCGTCGGATGCCCTTTCCGAAGGGACTCAAACAGGTTCTTTATGGGGACGTTTACATAGTAGCTCGGCTAAACAAAACCAAAACGTGGGCCTTCTACTACCCTCGGGACGACAACGTCTATGTCAGGGCTGACACCAAGGGTGTGTTGGGAGAGACTCACAGCCTTATTCACGAACTGGCTCATCGCTATTGGGAACAGTTCGCATCCGTTTCCAAGAAGCACGCCTGGATCCGCCACCACGCCCATATGTCCGGCAAGAGCATGCCCGCCGAGAAGATGCCGATGCCGAACGTTGGGGAGACTCTCCCCCTCAAGATTCCGGGTGCCCCTCGGGGGTTCGAACCTGTGGTTTCCCATGTCCATGCCGGGAAGTACTGGTTCGATGTGCCCTCCAAGGATGGGAAGACGACCAGGACGATGAACTACCCCGTCCACGAGATGGCGAAGTTCCTTTATGACCGGGACGAGAGGACAAAGCGGCGGGAGACCTTCCCGACCCCCTATGCAGCGAAGAACGCTGAGGAACACTTCTGTGAATCCACGGCATTGAGGGCATTGGGCAAACTGAAGGGGTCAAACTTGGATGAGTACGACCGAATCTGGGGTGGCTCAGGGGGGCGGGTGGCCAGTCAGGACTCATCAGTAGAGGCCAAAGTGGACTTCTCTGGCACTCGTTGGGTAGTGGCACCCCCGTCCAAGTTGGACGAGGCACAGGCTGAAACCGTTTGGCAGGTTTATCATACATCCTATGGGAACCTTGGTGAACACATCTCAAACCTGTCGGAGCTGTTGTCCAAGTACCAGTTGTTCTGGCTCGTGGATGTAGACGGGGATGAGAAACCGGATGCGTTCATTGCCTATAAAAAGACCCCAGCGGGTAAGAAGATAGGTGTTATCGGTTCTGACGGGTCTCCGTTGGCCAAGCGACTAGTGGTACGGAAACTCCTCCAGTTGTTTCAGGGCAACGGGTACTACGTCGAGGCTTCGGGACGACCGGCACAAATGCTAGACTCCGCTGGGGTGCCCCATGTGACGGATCAGGCTGATGTGGAGGCCGTGATGGCTCCGAAAAAGATCCACTGGTTGGGGGACGGTAAGTACACCAGGGCCATTGGTGGTTTGGGGACGAAGGAGAAACGCTTGTACGGACATCCCAGGATCCCACGAGCACGTAAGCAGGCACGTCGGTTGGCCACCCGCTGGCTCAGGTCCTCTGCGAGCATCCCGGCCCAGCAGATTGCAGCACGTTATCTGGAGGCCGGTGCCTACCCCACAAGCCGTTTGGTGGAGGGTCCACTCATTGACGGGCATATCCCACCGAGAACCCCACAGGGACGGCCTCCGGCGTATTTATACCGCTCTATGCCGGTGGCGGAGTACGAGGCAGCAGTGTCTCGGGGTCAGATGCGGGGGCGTCCGCTCCACGCCGCAGGCGAGCCTGTTTTCTACACCCTCAACCCAGGCGAGAACGTCCTGGTCGCAATAGAGTACCGTGACCGAGATGGCTGGGACTCCAAGGTGGGTATGGGAGGCAGCACCATTTACGCCATCACCCACGACGCTATTCCGATGTCGAGAGTTGCTGAGTTGGCACGGGGGGCCAAGGGGGATCTGAAACGGTGGAAGTCCGCTGCCAAGTTCAAGGACAAGAAGAAGGTCAAGAAGCAGGATGGCGGCGAGATGACCGGAGGTAAAGCTGATGTGTTCTTCTAACTTTATCGGACAGGTTTATTCCTTGCATGATCCTGTGACACAGGAGTTGCGTTATGTTGGACAAACAACACACACACTGGAACATCGTTTGAAACAACACTTGAAGCAGTTGAAAAAAAGCACACACAAAAACAACTGGATTCGGTCTCTTCTTCCTAGTCGACCTTTGATTCGGCACGTTTGTTTCGCTGCCTCTCAGTCTGAATTGGATCTTCTGGAGATAGGCCACATCGCAAAAACAAAAACCTCTGGGTGTCGTCTGACTAATGCAACTACAGGGGGGAGGGGAGGGAGGCATTCTGCTGAGACCATCGCAAAAATGAGAGTGGCACACACAGGAAAAGTGTTTTCACAGGAGGCTCGACAAAACATGTCCAAGGCAAAAAAGGGTCATCCTGTTTCGGAAGAGACCAGACGTAAAATTGCTGCCGCAAATACAGGACATGTGCCATCGCTGGACACTCGAACCAAATTAAGTTTAGCACTTCTTGGCCATACCGTTACAAGTGAGACGAGACAACGCATCTCAGAGGGTAACAAGGGCAAAGAGCGTACTGCTGCTTTTCGAAGACATCTATCGAAAATTAACCTTGGAAAGAAACACACGGAAGAGTCTAGGCTTCGAATGTCGGGGCGGGTGATGCCTGAGGAGACCCGACAGAAAATTTCTAGGGCATTGAAAGGGCGAGCAAAAGAGGGGATGTCCGAAGAAACCAAGCGTAAGATTTCGGATGCCAAAAAAGGAAAGACACTGTCCTTTGAGACCAGGCAACGAATGTCAGAGGCGCAAAAAGTCCGATGGGCAAAACAAAAATGAAGACCTTTTTTGATGATGAAAGGGTGGTGCGCCGGATTGCAACCCTGTACGTATGCCGGGTTGCACAGGATCACAAATACAAAAAAAGGCACAAGTCCCCTGGCGGAACTAAGATATACGAGTACAGCGACCGTCATGTGAACGACCGGAACAAGGGCAAAGCCCAGAAGGTTGAAAAGCTTCGGCATGGCATCACCAAGCTCCGGGGTCAGGTCCATAAGGATCTCAAGTCCAAGGATGAGAAGACCCGTGCAACGGCCCTGGCTGTTGGTCTCATGGACGCCACCTACGAAAGAATTGGTAATCCGACTTCTGCCAAAGAGGGCCATTTTGGGGTCACTGGATGGAAGGCCCAACACATCACATTTTCCGGGGGCACAGCCACCATCAAGTACGTTGGGAAATCCGGCGTGAAGCATGAGAAGGTCATCAGCACCCCAGGTTCTGTGGCGGCGCTCAAGGCTGCTGTGAAGGGTAAGAAGCCCGGAGACACCGTGGTGGACGCCTCAGCAGAGGATGTGAACGGATACCTCAAGCCCTTCGGTGTCACCGCCAAAGATATTCGTGGCTTTCATGCTAATACAGAGATGCAAACCCGGCTCAAGGCTATCCGGTCCAAGGGCGGCAAGCTGCCCACCGACAAAAAGGAGCGAGAGAAGGCCCTCAAGGAGGAGTTCAAGAAGGCCCTGGCTGAGACAGCCGAGGCGGTAGGGCATGAGGCAGCTACGTTGAAGAGCCAGTACCTTGTGCCAGGTTTGGAGTCCGATTTCCTTAAGGATGGAACGGTCAACGACAAGATGGTGAAGAAAGGCTCAGAGTTGGCACACCGCTGGTTGAAGACGGCCATCATCAACATCAACAACGCCACCGATGGTCCCGAAGGAGATCTGATGTTGAGGGGCGACTACGGGCTCCAGTCCAGCCTGACTTACTACGAGCAGGCGATCATGCAGGATTTGATCATCCACCACCACCCGATCCTGAACACTCCCGAGGGGTATACGCTCAGGGGGCACAAGGTCGGCCCCAGTGCTGTGTGTGAGTTGATGGGAGCCGGATACCTGGAGGACCATGGCGGGGAGATATACTTGTCCCCTATGTACGAAGCCAAGCAGAAGCTCTACCGGACAGCCTCTTCATCCAGACTGATCCTGTTGTATGAGCGGCACTACCCACCCGAGGACAGGTCCATCGAGCATTACGCTGCTTGGCGCAACAGCCTGACCCTCCCGATGGCCCGGACGGCAGCCTATGACATCATCAGACACTGCCCCCATTGTCAGTGCGTCCTGCACGACGGTCCTCGCTACCATGAGCACTGCGACGACTGTGGGTACGACGTAGATTTCCCAGGCGGACGGGAGCGTCTGAAGGACGGGGAATGGACACCCATCCCCGAGGATGACCCCCGGCTGGTCCTGTTCAAAGAGAAGAAGGCAACGCAACTGGATGCTTTCGAGAAGATGTGGCGGACGGCAACCAAGACCCACGGGGAACGTGAGGACGAGGAAGCCGAGCGGTTGCTACGCCCCGAGCCTAAGAAGAAGCCCCCCCGGAATGATCTCCGCCGGGAGCAGATGAACACGGACAAGGACAAGGACACAGAGTCGGAGGGTGCTGACGGGGACAAGGACCTCTCTTTGAATTACAAGCGGATTGCCCTGCGCTGGCTCGCTGCGGCTGGTGAACACAAGCCCGGCGAGGTGTGGCAGACGGAGTCCGGTTGGGCAGGGCAGAACCCAGACGGTGTCCCTCATACCTTCAAGGATCGGACGAAAGCCGAAGCCTACGCCAAGGGTCAGTCCGAGGCCCCTGAGGACGAGGAGAAAGCTGCCCCTGAGGAGGAGCAGTCCCCTGAGACCACCCCTCAGCCTGAGGAACCGAAGAAGAAGCCGAAGCCCCGGAAGGATCCTGAGCAGGTTCGATTTGACCGGAAGGTCCAACGGGAGGTGAAGAACCTGAGGGCAGAACGTAAGGGTGTCAAGGACGCCAAGGTGGAGCTTCGTCAGGCCAAAAAGGATCTCAAGGAGGCTCGTGCAGAACTCAAGGCAACCCAGAAGGGAACGCCTGGGTACGTCATAGCTAAGGATACAGTCGACACTGCCAAGGAGTTGGTGGACCAGGCCCAGGAACAGTTGGACACGGCAACGGAGTCTTTCGAGGCCACCAAAAAGCGGGTGGAGGAGATAAAGTCAGAGCGGGTGGAACGCTACCCCGACAGCAATACGGAGTTGGGCCGTATTCGTTTGCTCCTTCGAGAGTTTGATCAGACGTCAGATGATGACAATGACGGGAGTATGAGGGCCGAGACGCTTGAGGATAAACTCTCCAAGTACGACGTTGCTTCTCAGGAGCAGGCAGCCTCTGCTTTCCAGAAGGAAAGCACCTCCTTGGCCCATCAGGAGTTAACCCCTGAGTTGGTTCAGGAGATCGTGGCAGCCGAGAAGCAGCTTAAAAAGAAGGGCCTGTCCGCCGAGGTTTTCGGGGAGTTGACTGCCCGTGTGATGTTCGGGCACAGCATCCTGGCGAACCCCACCAAGGTTTCGCCTATGCGTGGAGTCGAGGTGGATGGTGCGGAGCAGGCGAAGATCGCCAGAGACTCCTACGATCACTACTCTAAGCTCAATCCCGAACTCCGGGCCAACGCATTCCGGCAGGCAGCGGAGGAACTCAAAAAGCACCCGGACGATTCACCCGATAGTGTCCATCTGTCCCGTGTGGTGGATGGTCTCTACCTGGCCTCAGTAGCGGCTGGGGATGATGACTCCGTGAGGGAGACGGACGGGAAGAGACTCATTCCTGAGCCGTCCGGCATCTTCAAGGCCCTGGTTAAGATGCAGAAGGGCGACGACAGTTTTGGGAGCGAATCAGGTGACCTTGTAGATCTCATGTCTACTGAGTTCTATGGACCCAAGGGAAGGGCTGCACTGCGGACCCGGATCTCAGAATTGGATGACAATGACCTGACCAACCTGTTTACGGGAGGGGATCAGGAACTGGATCGGATGATCCAGGACGCCCTTTCCAAAATGACAGAGCCTTGGCAGCGGGAGTTGCTCAGGGGTCTGATGCAGGATCTGACCCTGGACTCAATGACGACCCAGCATGCAATCCTGACGAGTCAGGCGGGGGCTGAGGAAGGCCCCGAAACTCTGAAAAACCAGGGCACCCGGTCCATGCCTAAGACCCCGGAGGAGATGGACTACACGCTGACGGACTATCGGCGTCGGGCAGCAGATGCTGCTTCGGATGAGATGGAGGCTCTCTTGGCGTGCCTGAGGGGGCATAAGGATTCTGAGACCGCTCGTCAGGCGTGTCAGGAGAAGGCAAATGCGTACCGGATCAAGTCCCACGCTGGGTTCCTGCAACTCGTAACTGATGAGTTTGGTATCCGAGATGAACTAGATCCTTTCCTGGTTCAGTTACGAACGATGTTGGATCGTCAGGATCTCGCAGAACTTGATTTCAAGTTTGTTTCTGAGGGAGCAAAAACGGCGTTTACACGGAAAACAGTCCGTGCAGTTCAATCCTCTGCCTATACGGATGACATAAAGGCGAGGGGCTGAGTGCCCAGCGCTTACCTCCTTTGGGAGGAGCTAATCCGGTCGGCAGACCACATGAGGAGGAATTCCGATGACTGAAATGACGAAGAAGGGCGCTCAGGTAGTGACCAATGATCTGGATCGGGTTGCGACCCTGTTCCAGCAGGATTGGGCCACGCTGGGTATTCCGCAGAAGCTGGCCGTGGATTTCGCATACCGTTGTGATCTTCTGAGCGACGCCGTCGAGAAGAGAGCTGGGGTGCCGAAGACCGCAGCGCCGGACTTCAACCCTGAGGAAATCGGGGAGGAGAAGGCCGGGCCACTCGAAGACGAGCTGGACGAGGCTTTCATGAAGGGCGAGTTCACCCAGCAAGAGAACCGGGAACTGCGTGAGCGGTACCAGGACGGCGACCTGGGCATCACCCCCAACCTCGACCCACAGGCCCCCGCCAGCGGCAAGCAGGGTTTCGAGCAGGTCGGCAGGGACAGCCTGAGCAGCAGGCTCGCAGCGCTGTGTACCCGTGTGCAGGGTCATGCCACCCGGTGTGGATCATCTGATCCGGCCCTTGCCGGACGCATGTTCCGGCTCGCCAGTGCCCTCCTGGACGTGCAGCGGGACGTGCTGACGGGGAAGACCTCGGCGGACCACGCTGTTCGGACGCTCCAGGCCAGCAATCTCCTGAACACTGACAGCCCCTCGGACAAGTTCGCAGCGCTGGTCGCCCATGCAACCAGGGTGGCGAAGAAGTCCGAGGACGAAGACGAGGACGTTCCTGACGAGGGCAAGGAAGCCGGAAAGATCCCACCCCAGTTCAAGGAATTCCTCGATAAAAAGAAGGACGAGAAGGGCGACGAGGACAAGGATGACGACAAGGCCGACGACAAGGGCGACAAGAAGGCCCACGGCTACAACCTGTTCGCCCAGTAAGGAGCCCAGCATGACATCCACCAAATCCGCAGCTTACGTGGATTTCCAACAGAGGGCTAAGGAGTTCTCTGTCGGGGATGAGGTGTCACCGCTGTTCTCCCTCCAGGTCATCGTAGGACGTGTCGTAGCCGTGTGGCCCGCCATCGGAATGGTGGACGTTGAGTGGCCGCACGGCTCCGAACGAGTCCCCGTAGAAGACCTCCAGCGGGGGAATGGTTCCGAGTTTACCCCACCCGAGACGGACAGCGCTAATGTCCCTGGTGGTGAGGGTACGGTTTCAGTCCCCGGTGGTCCCAAGGACGCTGTCACCAGGGTCGCCACTGCTTATCTGAAAAAGTCCCTTTACTGGGCAGCCCGTGATCGTCACTACAAGGCAACAGCCGAGGAGATCACCAGCGGGCAGTTCAACTGTCCCAAGTGCAAGGGTGCCTTCCTTCGTCCTGCCACGTACAAGCGGGCGGAGGGTGTGAGTGATCGTCTGCTGGCCTGTCCGGAGTGCCTGTTCCTCATCAAGAGGAGCGCCCTGATAGGGCATCCTGACTACATTGACGATGGGATTGACGGTGTCCAGGCGGATAGGAAGGTGGTCTAATGGCGTTCTTTCGTTACGCCAATGCCAAGGTCGTTCACCCACAGGTCTCCAAGACCCAGTGGATGAATGTCCGCACGGCTGCGAAGAAGGTAGCCACCGAGGACGGTGAGATCGCCCCTAGTCTGATTCAGCGGGCGTCCGAGTTCCTGGGTGCGGAGTTCAGCCCTAAGCGGTACCTCCTAACCCACGCCACGATCATTGCCTCCGTGGATGTGTCCTCCCCTCCGGGTGTGAAGACAGGGTCCATCATGGAGGACGGTTTCCGGGTGATGCGGAAGTACTCGGATTTCCGGGTCACAACCGAGACCGATAAGTACATAAACAACAATTTTGACGCCTGGTCCCGTGGTGTGTTGCTCAAGGCATTCCAGACCTTCATTGGGGGCCATAATTTCTTGGAGCACGTTCAGATCGAGGACTTATCGAAAGGTCGCATTATTGATGCGGTTGCTCGGGATGTTGGCGACTCGATCTATGTGGACATTCTGATCGCTACAGACCGGAGGCATAAGGATCTCGTCAAGGCCATCGAGAGTGGCAAGATGGGAACCTTGTCCATGGGCTGTACAGTCGATTTTACGATATGTACGAAATGTGGGCATGTTGCAGCCGATGAGACCGAAATGTGCCCACATGTAAAATATAAGAAGGGTAACCTCTTCTTTGATGAGCAGGGTCAGAAAAATCGGGTAGCAGAATTGTGTGGACATGAGTCACTTGATCCCACCGGAGGGGTGACCTTCATCGAGGCTTCCTGGGTGGAGACTCCGGCTTTCACCGGGGCCGTGATGCGGAACGTGCTCGAACCCTCCGTTCAAATGTCCCAACAGATTCAGAAAGTCCTGGCATCAACCCCTCCACAGTGGTTGGAGGATGCGACGGCTAAGGCGGCATCCATGGACGGTGTCATCACCCGCAATTTCCAGAATCCCACCCGGACCCAGTTCCGTACCTCCGACTTCATAGCGGGGGATGTCTTCCTGGCTGGGTGGTTGGAAGATGATGGGGGATCTGAAGAGCCAGAGGGCGAACCTGCAGAGACGGCCCCCGAGGAAGAGCCGACAGAGACGGCTCCTGAAGAGACGACTCCAGCAGAGACCCCCACCAGTCCGCTCAAGGACATGGAGGATGAGGTTTACAAGGACGTACTAGAGAAGCTGAAGCAGCGTCTCAAAGACGACATGCAACAGCCTAGTACCGAGGAGCCACATACCCCCTCGGAGTCCACCAACGAGAACTTGAATCATCAAGCCGCCGTCCGAGCCTATCAGGCCGGATTGCAGGTTGTTTGTAGAACGGCTTCATCTGATGTTGCTCTGGTTGACGGCGTGGCGCAGTTCAATCAGCAACTCGGAGTCGATGTTCCTGTGTTGTTGTATCGGGTGGCACTCAAGGTGGGGGATCCCGCTGAACATGGCTCGTCCCAAGCATACCGCAAGGCATGCAGGACGGCGATGGAGCGGAAACCTACATCTAGGGAGTCTTTGGTACTTGCTCGGTTAGGACAGTTGCTCTTCAGGAGAGGGTCTCTTGAGGGCGGATACGATGGCAAACGCCACGGAGGAGATGGATCATGAAGAGAGAACGTCTGACGAACAGGGCAGCGTCGGCTCCGCCCGCAAACCCAGGGTACGGTACGGAAGATCAGGATCACCCGGCGCACCAGGCCGATCCGGCACACGGTGACTACGCCAAGGGCGACCCTGATGCATGGGCCGAGACCCCGAACCCCCCGCCGTATGCCGAGGGAAACCCCCCTGCGGATCCCGGCTATGACGTCGAGGACCAGGATCACCCCGCCCACACGAAGAACCCTCGGGTTCCGAAGGAGGCACGGGGACTCCAGGCTGCCATCCTTTCGATGGCCGAGGCGAAGGCTGACAAGTGCCTCAAGGTAGCCAAGGCGATGCTTCGGGGTCGGAAGGGCATCACCGCCTCAATGGTCGAGGAGCAGGCATTCACGATGATGGACTGGTCGGATGCCCACCTTGCTTCCACTCAGGAGCGACTCGGCGGCGGGTTCCTGGCCGAAGAGTTCGAGGACGACCTCGGTCCGGTGGACATGGACATCCTCGGGGATGACGATCTGCCCCCCCCGGACGAGACCGAGTACCTGGAAGACGATGAGTTGGACGCCCTCCTGGCGGATGACGACGAGTTGGACGATGACATGGGCGACCCCATGGCTATGCTCACTGCCAAGGTCGAGACCCTCACCTCCGAGTTGACCGCCATGAAGGCTGCGGCCAAGAAGGGTGAGGACGACGAGGAAGTCGTAGAGGGCAAGAAGAAGGCCAAGAAGGGCGAGGACGAGGATGCCCCGGAGGAGAAGGACCCCAAGGAGGTAGATGCCAGCATGTTCGCCTCCGCCGACGAGATGGGCAACCCCATCCAGATGACCGCTGAGGATTCGATCCTCAACGAGATCTTCGGTTCCAAGAAGTCTGAGGACGAAGACGAGGAAGCGGACGAGGACGACGATAAGGAAGCCAAGAAGAAGAAGGCCAAGAAGTCTGAGGACGAAGACGACGTCGAAGAGGACGAGGACAAGGAAGCCAAAAAGAAGAAGGCCAAGAAGTCCGAGGACGAAGACGACGTTGAGGAGGACGTTGAAGAGGACGACGACAAGGAAGCCAAGAAGAAGAAGGCCAAGAAGTCCGAGGACGAAGACGACGTCGAGGAGGACGTTGAAGAGGATGAGGACAAGGAAGCCAAGAAGAAGAAGGCTTCCAAGCAGCGTCCCCAGCCCCGTAAGCCCTCCAAGGGTGTCAGCCGGGTCGGTTCCGTGACCCGCACGAGCGGCGGCGAGATCAATGACCTCTCCAAGCTCTGGGAGACCTCCCCCGACGTGTCCGACGTCTTCAACGGCAAGTAGCATTCACAACTGCAGCCTGGTCTTAGCCATGTTTCAAGACCAGGCTGCAGTTTGGATCTGATACTCTTCGTATTTCCTTGTTTTACATCCCTTGTCTTTTCGTTTCCCCCTCTTTTGTGTGTAACAAGTAACTTTTCTGCCCGTTTGGGGCGGTAGAACCCTTATATTTGCACCATAAGCATGAAAGGGCAGAAGCCCACTGTCGGTTGTCATAGGGGCACCCGGCGGATAGGAACTCGGCGGAGAAATCCACCGGACCTGTAAACAGAGTGCAAGGAGGGTAAAATGCCACTGCACGGACAGGCCAGCGGCGGGTGGACCGAATCGTCAAGCGCACTGCGGATTTTGAATCTCGGGATTCGGAACTCCATTGGTGTGCTCGCTGACGATGCGTTCACGCAAGCCAACCCGGTTGCGGTTGCAACAGGGATCTCGACTCGTCTCGACGTCACCCAGGTGGGCGTCCTGAGCGGGTCTGTGTGTTTCGGACGCCCCGCAGCGGGCAACAACTTCGTAGGTGGTCCCGGTACCAATGCGATCCAGACCCTGATCCAGGCCAGCCCGATTCGGGCACTGACCTACAGGCCTCTCGGCGTGTTCATCAACAGCGCTTCGGGCAATGCCTACGAGAACACCCCGGCGGTGGCCTCCGGCATCGGTCCCTACGTCAGCGCTATGGGCACCTACGCCTCGGCGCTCTACGAGACCGACGTCATCGACACGGTGGCGGATGCGGGTGGTGGTGCAGGTTCCTGGGCCATCGGTGACAACCTCGTTTACACCACGGGCAACGAGCTGATCACCTCACGGAACGGTTTCCTGATGCCCAAGTGGCAGGCGTGTTCCGGTGGTGCAGCGCTCATGGCAGTGGCCGGACTCGACCAGCCGGAACTGGCCGCACAGTCCTTCGTAGGAATCGGCGGCGCAGCCGGTGTGCGTGGTTCCTCCACCATCATCGGTGTGGTCAAGATGGCTCCCGATGCTTTCCAGACGGAAGTCGTCTGGGACCAGCGGGTTTAAGGGAGGTACATCATGAGTGAGATGACCAATGCAGTGAAACAGCAGGTAATCGGTGAGTACATCAAGACCCCCGGTGGTCGTGCCAAGCTCGCCGCCTCCATGACCCAGCCCCTGCGCCTCCGCAGGGACTATGCCGCTGTCGGACGCAAGACCTTCCTGGTCGAGCAGCTTCCCGATGGCGCTCTTCCGATTTACGATAAAGACCCCGATGTTACGGCATATGTGGTAGGTGAGGAAGGTCAGAACATCCTCGCCATCACCAAGCCTCGTCGGGTGATCTTCCCGCTGTTCGAGATCGCCTCGAACCCCGAGATCCCCTTGACCCAGATCAAGGAACGGCGCTTCGATCTGATCGAGCGTTCCCTCGACCTGGCCAAGGCTCAGATCCAGGCGGCAGAGGACGAGCGGGTCTTCGCAGTCCTCGACTCCATCGCCACGGCGGGCTTCGACTCCCTGGCTGGCCAGATCAACCCCGACATTCCGGTGGTTGCACCCGTGTCCGGTGCGGTTCTGTCCGACGCCTTCGGGCTGATCGAGCGCCACGACCTCCGGGTCGCCCGTGTATACATGAACGCCCGTGACTACGCAGACCTCCGCAAGTTCGGGCGGGACATCCTCGACATCGAGAGCCAGGCCACCCTGCTGAAGACCGGCCTGATGGCGACCCTTTGGGGCGCTCAGATCATCGTCAGCCGTCTGGTGCCGGTCGGCACCGTGTACGTTTGCTGCGAAGGGGAACACTTCGGGAGGATTCCGGTTCGTACGGAACTCACCGTCCTCAGCGCCGACGACCCGAAGGCACGCACCATCGGTTTCTCGGTCTTCGAGAATTTGGGCATCGGGGCGTTCAACCCTCGTGGCCTCACCCGCCTCACTATCACCCGCGCATAGTCCCATAATTTCGGGGGGTTTGGGCGATGCCTGAACCCCCCGAAGTTGTTCTCCCATCCAGATTTCCGTTGCTAAGATAGCCCCAGGACGGTGCGTTCAATGGGATCTGCCTGTCCCTGATGCTCCTAGAAACCTGTAGAAACCCTTTTAGGTTTGTGTTACAGTGGGATCCTGATAGGGGGGTGCATGAGGTGGTATGAAGCAGCCGGGTTGGGCAGGCAAGGGTTGTTTGATCTGTACCAGGAAAAAACGGACAAGGAAATAGCAGCAACGTATGGGGTTACAGATGCCTCCGTGTTGCAGGCCAGGAGGGGTTTTGGCATTCCTAGCCTGACGATGAGAGAAAGGCGGGAGCTTGTAAACCCTCCTGAGAGAAGCCTTTCCGATCTGACCCCTTCTGCCTTGGCTGATTTGTATAATCAGATGGGCGATGTGCAGATTGCTAAGATATTTGGGGTTGCCAAACCAGCCATTCAGAGACTGAGACGGAGATGGGGCATTGCACCGTTGTCAAAGGCGGACCGCTCTGTGATACGTTCCGTTGCCTTTACAGCGGAACAAAAGGAAATTTGTATCGGGACCGTGTTGGGAGATGGGCACATTCTAAGCAGGGGGGTTCTTAAGGTGGCCCATTCGATTAATCAGCTCACCTATACGAGAAGGATGCACAGCCTTCTGTCCCCCCACACCCGTCCAATGTTTTACGAAGAAAAAAGGATGCGAGACAGCGGGGCTCTTACTTTCGGGTTTGGCTTCTGTACCGTACAGCATCCATGGTTAGCGCATCTGAGAGAAGTGTTTTACCCATACGGGGTGAAGGTGTTTCCTGATGATGTTCTACGGAATCTGACTGCTCGGTCTCTAGCCTACTGGTATTTCGATGACGGTCACTTGGCTGATGGACTTCCAAGTATAGCTCTCGGGGACTTTACGACCGACGAAGCGCAGCGGATTATCGAAACTGTACGGGACAACTTCTATTTTGATGCATACCAGAGGGTTTCCTCCTCAACATGCAAGGTGTTCAGGCTTAGGGCTCGATCCGCCGACTCCTTTTACGCCTTGATTCGGGACTATGCGACTCCTGATATGTTCTACAAGTTGCCGCCTCATCATCGGCCTATTGGGGTGTCCTCTACAGCACTTATAACTCCTGTGACGGTGCCACTGAGTCCTGATCTACCTCAGAGCTTAAGAAGTCGGTCTAAGCAGTGGACATCCTTGGGCAACACAGAACGTCGTTGTTTGGTAAAGGATGTGGTTGGGTATTGGCGTGGGCAGGGGTTCCCCCATTCGGAAGCCAAGGTGGCCGAGTTGTTCACATTGTCAGGGCTGGAACAGGCTCAAGTGATTCAGGGGGGTGTTATTAAGGCCCGCCAGGTGGGACAGGCCCTTTGTCATGCCTTTTGCCCTCACATATGGAAGGCTCGCAACTGGGACGGCACCCTGAGTCCCATGGCTATCTTCCAGGATGACCGCATGTTGGGGGAGGCGTTACGACGAGGACTAGACGCAGATTATGTGCCAAATGGGGCACAAGTTCGGAGAGCGGTTCGTTACTACAAGAGGTCCGGGGTCTATAATTTCAGACCGTCAGCGGCTAAGGTACTGGTGGATCGTTATTGTATTCCCGGTGGTGTTGTGTGGGATCCTTGTGCTGGATACGGGGGTCGGATGCTTGGCACGGTTTTGTCGAAGCAGCGCCCACAGTATGTGGCATGTGATCCCCAACCCGAGACCTACGTGAGTCTCCTAAAATTCCAGGACTGGTTGGATGATTACGTCCCTGGGGTTACACAGAGAATTAGTCTTCACAACATTCCAGCGGAGGATTTTAACCCCCCTGACGTTGATATGGTCATGACATCTCCTCCTTACTGGAAGAAGGAGATGTACGGGGATGGTGCAAACCTGGCAGGTAATAGATATCCCACATATGAGGCATGGCTGTCAGGGTTTTGGGTGCCTGTCCTTCAGAAAGCTGCGGATGCCCTTAAGCCGGGTGGTTGGTTGGTTCTGAACGTCGATGATTTTAAAATCGGCAGGAAGGAATACTCCTTGATTCGGGATACCCTGCGGGTTGTCGAAGGTACCGGGGTGTTTGAGAAGCCTGAGACATACATTTACGCCATGCCTATCGGGAAGGACCAAGAAAATGCTGAGAAGGTCTTTTGTTGGGTGAAAAGGGGGGTGCCAGAGGGGACGTCTACGGGCCACCAAGGTGCCGTTGTCGTTAGTGCCGAGAAATGTGTAGGCTGTGGGGGCATCTTTCCGAGTCACCTGATGGAGAAGGGGCGATGCGTCAAGTGTGTAGCAACACCCGTGAAGCGTTTGTGTAAGGGGTGTGGGAAGGAGTTTGAGCCAACTCGGGCGGACCATGAGTTCCATTCGAAGAATTGTCACGCCAGGTGGAGACGTCGGGAATACAGGAAGACGCACCCGGCAAAAAAAACACGGACGTTCGTATGTGTAGACTGTGGCAGGAAATGGCAGACGGAACTGTTGGGGCATTTTACCCGTTGTCTGTCCTGTGCTGAGATTAAAAAGAACCATGCTCGGGACAAGCTGTGTCAGTACCATAAGTGCAGGAGGCCGTTCCATGACAACTCCCCCAAGAATTCCATGCAGTATTGCCATCCTGAACACAGAAGACGAGAAAAGTTGTTTCGATTGGGGCAGGCACCGGAAAAATTCAGGAAGGACGATCCAGTGTTGGGCTAGCCCTTCAGTTCGGGTGCATGCTTTTCCAGCCACGCTATAGCGACCAGGGCTGCAGGGCCTGGGATGCCTCCCAGCTTGAGGGTGGGGACGGACAGTTTGAGGTATTTGTAGAAGAACGTCAGGTGTGCCTCATCCAGGCCGTAGTTTCGGGCAGCATTCACGTAGCCTTCGACGGGGGGGACCTTTCCCCGGTGCCAGGTTTCCATGTTCATGCTTGTTCTGTAGGCTTCTCCTTCGTAGGTGGCCCGCCATGTCTGGTCAAGAAGGTACCGCACGGGGAAGAGTGCGTCTCGGGCTTGTACGACGTGTTCGTGTTCATGGGCACAGATGACCATCTGAGCCCATAAGCCGTGTCCAGGGGCCGCTACGCCTACCGTGAAGGGTGTGTAGATGGTTCTCCCGATGGTGGTGGTGAATTGGGTCAGGAAAGCGTCTTTGTCCAGGATGCCCATCACATCTAGGACACGCCCGATGAGTTGCATTTCTTCCGCTGACGCTTTGTTCTGAACTTCCGATCCATAGGTCTCGGTCATGTGTGTCCAGAGTGCTTTGACTTGTTCCGGTGTCGGTTTCATTCTGCATTTCCCCAGAGGCAGGAGTGCCCCTCCGTTGTTTCCGCACAATACCATCCGTCCCCTATGTTGCAGTCCATCATGATTATCCAGTGACCCTGAGGGCTGCACAGTTCTACCCTGTTGTCAGTAGAACAGCGGGAGCGGTTGGCGGGGGCACACTCCTCTCCTTCTGGTGCAAGGGGGCTGCACCCCATAAGGCACAGGAAAAATAACGTTAGTAGTTTTTTCATCTTGATTCCTCCTCCTTTCAGTGTACCCCGAAATCGGAGGTGGTTTCGGTAGAAGTATGATAAACGGCATCTTAGGTAGGGCCTGTTGTTTGTCCCTTTGGGCGAAGTCACAGAGGTGGCCTACATGTGGGGGATGCCTCGTGCCTGAGACCTTCAGAAACCGAGACTGTGTGACGTTTAACAAGTCCGACACAGTCACGTCTGAGGTAGATGACGCTCTGGCTACTAATGGTTGGCCCGGCGGCGTGGCTGTTAACTGGGCTACTGACCCGGTAGAGCGGTTCGCTGTGACTCGGTCTGATGGAGCTGGGATGGGGTTCCTCCTCAAAGGTTCCGATGAGGTTGGGGACAGGTACACGGCGCAGACCAGGAATCAGGTGTACTACAGGGTGGCGACCCTTTGTTTCGGTGGCTGGTTGATGATGACGACTTCCTTCGAGCGTTACACCTGGGCGTCTCGTCAAGTTGGACCCCTGGTGGAGATTCCGTATGCTGAGAGCGACCGTTTGCACTTTTCCAATAGGGGCTTGTGGACGAACGAGGATGAGTGGACTCTTTCCGGTGACCCGAGAGCACCTAATTCACAAGTGGTGGGGACTGTGATGCAGGTGCCCACCGTAGCCAACGACCACTTCATAACCATCCAGACGTTGCTGTAATGCCTGAGATCATCAGAACACGAGACTGCGTGGCACACTTCAAGGGTGATGCCTACCCCGTGGCCATCTCAGACGTCCTGATTACGAACGGGTGGCGTGGTTGCCAGGGTGTGATGTGGACGGACTCCCCTGAAGACGAGTTCATGGTAACTCTCTCTGACGGTATGTTTGGTGGGTTCCTTCTTTGGGGGTCTGACGAGGTTCCTGACATGTTTACGGGGATGTCGGGGAATCAGGTCCGAGAGGGTTATGGTATTTTGTGTACTGGGGGCTGGTTGTTATCCACCCCTGTGTTCGAGCAGTTCACATATGCCAGTCGGGTGGGTGGTCCTCCATTGGTCCCCCTCGTTTACACTGCGGGAGAGCGCCTCTTGTTTTCCCTCAGGGGTCGATGGACAAATGAGGATGAATGGACCCTGTCTGGTGATCCTAGAGCGCCTAACGATAACTTTGCTGGTAGTGTCTGTCAGCCCCCTCGGACGCTGAACAACAACTGCCTAGTTCTGACGACGGTTTTGTAATGGCAAGAAAACTCATCACTGAGATCGTCCGGGCACGGGACAGCATCGTCTTCTACAAGGTGGACTCTACGACCGTCACAATAGATCCGGTTATGTTGGCTGCGGGGTGGTCCGGTGGTCAGGGTGTGCAATGGGTTGCAGGGGTCGATGACGAGCGCACAATAACCTTTTCTGATGGTCGGTTTGGTGGTTTCCTTATCTGGGGTTCCGACGAGCTTGCAGACCAACTCACTGCTGTCACGGATAGTCAGGTGGCTTACCGATACACCACAATGCTGTTCGGTGGGTGCCTCTTTTCTACCTCTACCTTCGAGCAGTCCACCTACGCCTCCCGGTTGGTGGGTCCGCTGGTCCCTATCGTATACCAACCGAACGACGCCCTGTACTTCTCCCTCCGGGGTTGGTGGACGAATGAAGACGAGGCCACCCTTTCCGGGGCTGCCTATGCTCCGAACGCCACTGCTGGCTTTGTCGCCCAGGTCCCAAAGGCGAGTAATAATTTTTATATTGGGATTCAGACACTCTTGTAGATGGCGGGTACAGTAGAGGCGGTACCTGATCTGCCAGAAGCAGGAGGAGTTTATGGAGATCCAATTTGTCGCTGGTGAGTTTCAGCAGTTCCGAGTGTTGCACAAGGTCCATCTGGGACAATTTTCGTTAGACATCCCCGAAGAAGCAGTGGTCGAGTTTGACGGGATGACTGTCAAGTGGGGGGGCAAGGACTACGCTGTCCCAGCGTTGCGGGGGGCGATCCGAGCCGATTGGTTGGTGCCGGTGGCGGACACCACCACGACGACCTTCGCACCTAAGGCCGCAGGGGTTCAGGTCCGGCCTGCTACGACAACGGGGCGGGATAGAGGCGAAGCTTTCTCGGTCACAGCCGTAGACGAGGATGAGCAGGTCGTTGGGTCTGTCCAAGATTCGAAGGACAAGACTGAAACGGCCCGTAAGGTAGCAGCAGCGGTGGCGACACCACACAGGCCCGCAGCACCCCAGTCGGTGGAGGCGTCACCTCAGGTAACCCCCGAACCTGCGCCAGCACCTGGAAAGATGCAGGTGATAGACACTGAGGATGACCAGGGCGCTGTCACCGTCGCAACGATAGGTAGCCCCACAAAGTCCTCCTTCGTCTCAGGTGACGAGCATGAGGCTGCCGAAGCTCCGCGTCGTGTGGAGTCCCGTAAAGGGAACATCAAGAGGGTGCCGGTGCCCAGCGCTGTCAATGCCGATGCCGAGGGTGGAACACCCATCACGGAGACCCTGGCGGGTGGTGCTACGGGAGATGTTGCTGTTGCCACCGAAGGGGATACTCTCGAAGAGCTGCTCCCCAACGCTGTCTCTACGGGAACACCCCCCGCTACCAAGCCCCCCGAGAAGGCCAAGGCGAAGAAGGTTCCGACAGAAGTTCCCCAGGTAGGCGGAGAGGACTTCAACTGGAGCAAGAAGGGTCACTGGCGTGACAGGGTACAGAGGGCGCTGGTCTACAAGGACAAT